ATAGGATTATTTAATATATTAGCTTCATCCCATGCAGTTCTAACAAAATCATCTGTTGTAGTGCCAATAGACCAAACTTGTTCTAAATAGTTATACATTACATATTTATCTACTTCTAAACTATCGCCTGATGGATAAAACCACATAATTTCATTAGCAATATTATTAACTGCACCAAAGACTTTAAATGCTTGACCTTGATTTAAATCACTTAATACATAGTCTAATACAGTACATGGCAATCTTTGAGCACTACCTGAGTAACTATAGAAACCTCCGTGGTCCATAAAGTAAACTTGATTATTAGCATTTACTGCTGAGTTTGGAGATATTAAAGATGGTCCATGTGCAACTTCATTAAATGAAAATACAAAAGGCGAACCTACAAATCTCATAGAAATTATTCCTGCATCTGTCCAAATAAGTATTTCTTGTCTTGTTCTTAAAGCACCTATTATTGTGGAACCCATTGATAGTTGAACACCACCAGCTTGATTTGTTGCAGTAGGAGTCCAATCTACAATACTTTCTGTATCTGAAAATCTAACTAATAAAGGGTCAATAGCTGAAGAACCTATTGGATTACAACCAAAAGCTATAACATGTTTATCTACATCTGATACCATAATTTGCAATACTGCTGTTGGCACATTGCTAGCATTTGATAAAGTAGTTGCATTTACTGCTCTTGTGTTACCACCAGAAGATTCATCCCAATAGTAAACACCACCAGCCCTAGGATTTAAAACTGTATCATCGCCAAAGTTATCTATTGACCATAATCTTAATTGATTGGTTAATGTTAAATCGTTAGCAGAACCCCAAGTAGCTGAACCCCAAGTACCAGAACCCCAACCTGTTGATTGCACATATACATCTAAACCTGTGTTTATTTGATAAACAGCATCTGCACCTGAACCACCATTACCTGTATCACTACTATTAGCTGTAGCAGAAACTATAAATGAAAATGTATCTGCAGTAGTTACACTAGTTATTTGATGTTCTTGATTTAAAACTTCAGCTGTTATAGTACCACCAAGGCTTACTGCACCAGCTATAGTAACAAAATCTCCTTCAACTGCTCCATGAGCATCATCGGTTGCGGTTATAGTAGAACTGCCATTAGTAGCAGCAAAAACAATACCATTAGTTGTTGTGGCTCTAATCGGGGTAACATCGCTATATACATTTCCTTCTAATACATAAAATTTTTGGTGTGTTCCTAGTGTTATATAATTAGTACCACTAGAAGCACGATATATAAAAAGCTTTCTACAAGTTCCAATAAAACTATCCGTGCTTTGTTTTTGCCATCCACCTATTCTTTCAGGTCTACCTTTACGGAATCTAACTTTATCTGCGTCAAACCAGCCACCTTCGTTACTATAATTAGTACCTTCTTTGTTTATACCTGGTCTAAATACATATTTTCTTAATGGCATTTATTACACCTGATGCCATTCTTTGCCTTCAAACAATAAGGCTTCTGCTTCTCTTCTTCTTATTAATCCTTCTAAAACCTTACCACCTGCTTTGTTCCAACGCTTTATTTGTGCAGGCACATCTTCATAATTACCTTTGTTTAAAACTTTAAGCATAGTAGACGCTTTTAAATTAGATGGTCCTAGATTAAATGTCCATGAAACTATTGCATCAAACTGATGTTGGCTTAATGGCATTTCTACAGCTTCTAATACATAGCCTTCATACTCATCCATTTCATGTAATAATAAATTATCTGTTTCTTCTTTAGTAAGGGTGTCACCTTCTTTTACGCCTTTAGTAGAACCATAACCTATAGTCCATACTCCAGCAGCACATTTATAAGCTTCTAGTTCACAACCTTCAAATTTTTTAATTAGTGATAAACCTTCTTGTGATATTTTCATATCTTTATTCCTCTTTTTTTGTAGTAACTTTTCTATAATAGACAACAACTTCTTTAAGTTCATTTATGTACCTTTTTAATTCTTGCATATTATAAGACATAAGTTCATAGTCAGACACAGACATAGCAACAAATACTAATTGACCTTGGTCTTTTTCTACTCTTTCTAAAAACTCTTCTATATTCTTATCAGAAACAACATACCAGTAAGGGTCTTTTAAATCTATCTGCCTAGGCATTATAGGTTGAACAATAATTCTTTCTATAGGCTTAGAGATAACTTCTATCTGTTTACTTGGTATCAGGCTGCAACTGCAAGCCATCATCAAGACTGTCGATATTGCGACTATCTTCTTCGATGCTGTCAAATACATTTTTAGTTCCTTTGTTTATTCTTGGTTCTATTAATCCAGGTTTAGCTGCTGCTAACTTAGTTAGATTATGCCTTTTAAATATGTCAAGGTATCTTGACATTTCTTGTTCTATCTCTTGATTGCGTGACTGTATGGCTAGCAAGCCTTCTGTTTGTGTAGAAAAATCATTTTGTAATGATTCTATTGCTTGTTTTTGTTCTTGGTTTCTTAATTCAAAAGCTTGATTAAGAGCAGATAACTTAGAGTTTTGATTCCATAATAAAAAGCTACTTAATCCTAAAACTAATATTATTCCAATTAAAACTTTACTCATCGCTTCCCCATGTATATACCTGTAATGGTTTAGACTTTCCTTTAACCTCTATTGGTTCTAATAATTTTAACTTAAATTTAGACTTTTTGGCAGTTTCTTCACCTATTAATATTCCTACGCCTGCAACTTTTGTGCTTGATTCTAATCTTGCTGCAACATTGCATGGGTCGCCTATAAGAGAAAATGCAAATCTATCAGTAGCTCCAAAGTTACCTGCAATACAAATACCGCTATTAACTCCAATACCTATAGCTATCTCAGGTATGTTTTCTGATTTAAATTTAATATTTAACTGGTCTATATTCTTTTCTATTTCTTTGGCTGCTTGTAAAGCTAGGTTGTGGTGGTCATCTTGTGGAATTATTGTATTCCAATGAAACATACCAGCATCGCCAATAAATTTATCTGTACATCCTAAATATTTATTAACTGCTTTAACTTGAACATCTAATACATGATTCATAATGTATGTAACCATTTCAGGCTCTACTGATTCAGATAAACTAGTAAAGCCTCTAAGGTCTGTAAATATAATACTGCAATCAACTCTGTTACCATTTACTTTACAAAGTTCTGGATTATCTTGAAGTTTTTTAACCATTCTAGGGTCAAGATATTTACCAAATTGTTTTTTAACTTGTTGTCTTAATTTAAATTGTTCTCTAAATCTTAAATAAAAAGCTATTGAACCTGCTATAAATTCTGATATTAAAGTCCATGTAACATCTATTAAGATACCTTTTTGTATAAGATAGTAACCACCTAAAGCCGTACAAAGCATTATAAAAGTAGCTATGCTTATACCAAGGGTTATACCAAACCAGTTTAATACAAGCCATGTGAGTGTTACAAAAACTGTAAAAATAAGTAATTCTGCAGCTAAACTCCAATCTGGTATTGTTGGTGAGTCTTGTACTAATAAAGATTCTGCAAGTGCTGCTTGAATCTTATGAGGTTCCATAAGACCATTTGGAGTTGCAATTTGTGGCATGACTCCGTTAGCAGTAACTCCTACAAATACAAACTTACCTTCAACATCCATTTCTTTTAAATTAGTTTGTGGGGTATCTATCCATGATATCCACTTACGACCAAGGCTGTCTGTAGGTATAGGTGGTATTCCTCTAATTGATATTTCTTCTATACCATTATCATTAGTTTTTATAATGTATGTTTTTACATTGAATAAAGCTTTATAGATTTGAGTGCCAAAAGAAGGAATCCATTCGTTGTTTGGTGTTCTGACTAATAAAGGTATTCTTCTAACAAGTTGGTCAATATCGGTGGGAGCAATGGCTAATCCCTGTAATGTATTATTTGCTAGAGTGTTCAGGTTTTCCTTGACTCCCGTACTAATCATACCACCAATATCATTACCTTTAACAACTGTTCCTGTAAACTTAGGATAGTTACCTTTACCATCTTCAAACATAGCAATAACACTTGGAGCGTATCCTAAAGTAGTAGCAAAGACTTCATCTCCACCCATTCTATCTGCTTGTGGAAATGACATAACCCAACCAATTCCTAATGCTCCTTTATTAATAAGCTCAATTTGTATTTCAGCTAATCTTCTTCTAGGAAAAGGATATCCACCTTCATCTTCAACATCTTGTTCTGTAATATTTAAAATTACAAAGTTATTTGATGGCTCATATTTTTTAACAAAAGTATCAAATGTTTTTAACTTTAATATTTCTGTTGGTGTACTTTGAAAGACTAAAGGCAAGGATAGTATTATAAATATAGATAATA